ATGGCTGTGATGGCAACAAACCCAACAATGCTTACAGGATTGTCTGGTAACGTGTCTATCCCCCGGATGACCTCAACCTCGACTGCGTATTTTGTGGGCGAGTCTGGTGCTCCAACCGAGAGCCAACAGGCGTTCGACCAAGTGAACATGACGCCCAAGACGATAGGAGCCTTCGTTGACTACAGTAGAAGATTACTACTTCAGTCATCTATAGATGTTGAAACTATGATTAGGGATGACATAGCCAAGGTCATCGCTACTAAGTTAGATAACGCAGCTATCTATGGATCTGGTAGTTCTAACGAGCCATTAGGTATTAAAGACACAACTGGTGTAGGTACATCAACAATTACTACATTCGGTACATTTGCTGAGTACATAGCACTTGAGACAGACGTTGCAGCAGCAAACGCTGATGTGGCTAATATGTACTACTTAATTAACGCTTCTGCTAGAGGTGCTTTGAAGTCAACAGAAAAGGCTACAAACACAGGACAGTTCGTGTTTGAGAACAACGAAATTAACGGCTATCCAGCTATTGTTTCTAATCAGCTTGCAAACAACGATGTACTCTTTGGAGACTTCTCACAGTTTGTAATCGGTATGTGGTCTGGTCTAGATCTAACAGTAGATCCATATGCAAACGCAACAAGCGGTAGCGTAAGAATAATTGCGTTACAGGATGTTGATTTTGCGGTCAAACAACCAACTGCATTTAGTTTCGGCACATAGTATGAAGGTTAAATTGCTACGAGCAACAATGATAGCTGGCACTCCTACGAGTGCTGGCACTATCGTTGATGTCGAAGAGCAAACTGGTAGTTATTTGATAGCAGTAGAGAAGGCTGAATTAGCTGTTGAGGTTTGTGAAGCTCCTATTGCCAGTAAAGAACCAGTTATCGAGTCAGAGCCTACCAATAGTGACGAAGTTGATTTTTCTCAAATGACAAAATCACAAATCGAAACTTATGGTCGCAAGCTTGGAATAGAACTCGATAGAAGAAAAAATAAAACTGATCTAATTGCAAAATTAGAAGAGTTCATTTCTAAACAGGAGGAATCTTAAAATGTCTGTTATTCAACAGAACCTAGAAAAACTAACTGTTGTTGCTGGTGTTGCTACTGCTGCTGTAACAAGCACAGCTACATCAAGTGCAATAGATCTT